GGTAAAAATTATTGTGATACATCCAAAGTATATGTAGCACCAATAGCAAAGAGTATCGCTAAAGATATTATTGTTAAGAAGCACTATACTCACGCTTGGACAGCTTGTAGATATGCAATTGGAATCTATTACAAATCAGAAGATGCTAATACCTTTGATGGTGATAAACTTATAGGTTGTTTAATCTATGGTTTTCCTGTTGGAGCAAAAGCATCAACTTCTATTTGTAAAGGATTAACCAAAGATAACATTTTAGAATTGACCCGTTTATATTGTGATGATGGTTATGGTTCTAATATTGAATCATTTGCATTAGGACAATCTTTCAAATGGTTAAAGGAACATGATAAAGCAATTAAAGTATTACTATCATACGCCGATAACGGACAAGCTCACTTAGGAGGTATCTATCAGGCTACCAATTGGATTTATCAGGGATTATCTACGGATATTGCATTGATGCCAAATTGGGGTATATCATTACACAAAGACCCGTATCAATGGATACATAGTAGAACTGTGTTTTCAATGTGGGGTAGTGGTAACTTAGCACACCTACAAATGGAAATCGGTAAGCAAGGATATAAAGAGTTTTGGAGAAGGGAAGAACCACCAAAGCATAGATATGTTCAGATACTTGCGCAAGATAAAAAAGAAAAGAAAGATTTGATGAAACGATTGAAGCATGAGATTAGACCTTATCCAAAAGATACGGCTAGTTATAATACGGAGGTAGTTCATCACTTAACAACATACGAAGCACCTGAAGGAGCTGAAAACTTTTGGTAAAAATAAAACAACAATATGGATATAACTGATTTTTTAGTAGACAAGTACGAAACGGAACAATACGATTACAAAGTATTGGTTTATGGTAATTACACATTTAGAGATAATTTAGAAGCAGATTCTTTAGTAGAAGTTTTGCGTAGAGTTATTCCATTCTTAAGTGAAAAAAGAAAGATACATTTTACAATTCTTATTCCTGAATTTGTGAAATCATTAAACTTTCCAAATGTAGAACAAAGAATTTATACATTACCAACATACATCAATCAGATGCGTACTCACTTTGATTCAATTCAATTTATGAAGTACATTGATTGGAAACGTAACGATTGGGATATTATCTATACTCACTTACCTGAACATACAAATCAGATAGCAAATTGTGTATTTAATAACACAAACATTATGCCAAAGATTGTAGGTTACTCACATTGGTTTGAAGTTCCTGAAAATGCGCCATACGCTAAAAATATGTTAGATAGTAGTGTAGCTGGATTATTACAAATGGATGAGTGTGGTGTGAATAGTGAGTGGTTGAAAAAATTAACAATTAAACATGCGGCCAAACATTACAATCAGGATGTATTAGATAAGTTAGAAAAGATTATTCAACCACATTATTTAGGTGTAGATAGAGTTAATCCAAGAAACGTAACTGAATATACTGATAAGACTGTAGTATTCAATCATAGAGATGCTGGATATACGGGATGGGAATGGTTTGTTAAATGTGTTGATGAAATTTGGGAGACACGACAGGATTTCAAAGTATATACAACGTTAGCACAAATAGATAGGCCTTGGAATGAGAGAGTTAAGTTGACAGGTAGAAACGAATATATGGACTTCCTTTCTAAAATGAAATTTGGTGTAGGTACGTTCCAAACATATTCAGCTTGGAGTATTTCAACTACTGATGGTTTCTCTGTTGGATGTCCTTACTTACTTCCAAATGATTTATGTTATCCTGAAATGGTTAGTGTGGCATCAACTCCATATCCCTATCTTTATGATGGTAGAGCCGATTTCATTAAAAGATTCAATGAGATGTTAGATAATCCAATTGAATACGATACAACTGAAATAGCTAAGAATATGGTTTGGAACGAAAGAATAGCTAAATGGTTTGGTGGATGGGATAGTGTGTTTGAATTAAAAACAATGCAGGAGACTGAATCCCTATTAAAAATTAAACAATTTATTAAAGATAAAAATGTTACCAATAAGTTCGATATACTTGAGTATATGGGATGGGGTGTTAGAGTTAAGTGGTCTGGTTATAGGAACGCTTTAAGGGAAATGCCGGAGATAAAATTCACCAAAGGTGGATATGAGTGGATTGGTAACTAATTGATAATCAATGAGTTATAAAAATACCCGATAATTGTTTGGCAGTTTCGGGTATTTTTCGTATCTTTACATAGTAAACAATTACAATATTTAAAACCCTAAAACACATAAATTATGAGCGCTATTTTAGAACATTACAAACAGCAATTACTTAACAAAACTTCAATAGTAGAAGTGGATATACCAACACCACCAGACCATTATGAATCATATTTGTATTTATTTACAAATTTGGATAATGATAAAAAGTATTTAGGTATTCATAAAGGGCTTGTTGAGGATGTATATTACAATTCATCAACAAATAAGGAATTTAGAGAGGCATTTACAAACTCAAAATCTAAATTTAAGTTTCAGGTTTTGCAGTATGGTGACCATTCACAAATTTCATTTGAAGAAGCATCAATATTAAGTAAAGCTAATGCTAAAGAAAATGCTAATTGGTATAATAAAAGTAATGGAGGTGCTATTAAAGATAAATTAAGGTCTGATTTAGTTACACAATTTGTTAATAAAGTAGAAAATGGAGATTTTGATTGTAAAGACTCAAAAACTGGTGAGTATCTTAAAGAAGATAAAGTAAAAATCTATAAATTAGATAGATTGCAAGTACGAGAGGAGCAATACATACCCGAATTGGTTCGTTCAATTAAAGATAGAATAGATGATAGAGGTGGTATTACAGATGATTGTAATCCAATTTTAATATATGAAGGACGTGGAGGGATTAAAGGAGGAAAAAAACGTGATTTAATTGGTGATGGTAATAATACCATAGAAGCTGTGTATCGTTCTAAATTGGCACATAGTGTTAAAGTTGCTAGAGTACCATACGCTGAACATGCCCATTTATCAAATACCGAATTACGTTCAATTGGGTTAAGGTTAAATCCCCAACCTAAAATTCTTAAAGTAAGTTCATCAACATCAGATGCAGTTAAATATATAGTTGGCGTATATGATACAACGGGACTTCCTGCTGATTGTATAGAAAACCTCGAATATTTGACAGCAGTTGGATTTAATAATTCTCAAATTAAAAAAACAATCATTCCAAACGCTATAGATGCTATTGAGAAAAAACAATTTCAATTAAGTAATCAAATATTTATAGAGTATGGTACGGGTTCTAAACATAGACCTACGTTGGTTGCGGCATGTGAGGGTTATAAATCATCGGATACGCATTCGGAATATACATCATCATCTCATATTCGTATGGATAGAATTATGACTAATTTCAGAATCGCACATCAATTGAATAATAAGAAAACAAAATTAGTTGTAGTAATACACCATCCAACTCCAAAGGATAAAAAAGAGTGGGATGCTAATGTACAGGCGTTACATAACAAAGAAGTTGAGTTTTGGATTAAGAAAAGAGGGTTTGGATTTGATTGGGTAGAGATGCCACACTTAATGGATAATAAATTAGTTAATTAAAATAAATAAATGTATCAAAACGTATATTATCAAAGAGAGAGAAATTTAGTACACTTGTGGGATGATAAATTAGGTTATCGTTCATTCCCATATACAAGATACGCATATGAAAAAGCGGAGAGGGGACAATATACTTCATTGTATGGGGATAAGCTAAGTAAGATTTTTAAATTTACAAAAGATGACCCGAATCTATTTGAATCGGATGTACCTGAAACAACACGTATATTAGTTGATACTTATACGGATTCGGATATACCATCGGAAGGGCATGTTATTCTTACATATGATATTGAGTGTGAAATGGATACAGGTCTGCCTGATGTTGAGAAGGCTGAAAATGAACTTACAGCGATAGGTTTACATGATTCTGCTACTGACCATTATTGGGTTCTTATTATGGATAAGGATGGTAAGATGAAGGAAAGTAAGAATGGTAATCGTAGCGTTATTCCTTTTAAAGATGAGAGGGATATGTGTATGAAGTATTTAGAACTTTATGAATATATTAATCCATCAATTGTAACGGGTTGGAATATTGATTACTTTGATACTCCATACTTGTACAATCGTATGAAACGTATATTAGGTGCTAAGCACGCTAATAGATTATCTCCAATAGGAGAATGTTTCTGGTCACCATATCGTAAGAGATTCTTTATGGCTGGTGTATCTTATTTAGATTATATTGGTTTATACAAATCATACACTTATGTTGAGATGGATAACTATCGTTTGGATACGGTAGCTATGAAAGAATTGGGTAGAGGTAAGGTTGAATATAAAGGTAATTTGGATGATTTGTTTAAAACCGATATTGAAAAGTTTATTGAGTATAACTTAGTGGACGTACAATTGGTGGTTGATATGGAGCGTAAATTACAATTCGTAGATTTATGTAGAGGTATCTGTCACGCTGGACACGTACCTTATGAAGATTTCGTTTATTCATCAAAGTTCTTAGAAGGTGCGATGTTATGTTACCTTAAGAGAAAAGATATTATAGCACCTAACAAACCTGCGGATAGACAAGAGATGATGCAAGCCCTAAGAGATAATGAGCAAGAGAAGTTTATTGGGGCATATGTTAAAGCACCTATTGTTGGTAAGTATGATTGGATATATGACTTGGATTTAACTTCACTATATCCATCAATTATTATGACAACTAATATTTCGCCTGAAACTAAAGTTGGTAAGATTACTAATTGGGATGCGCAAAAGTATATGAAGGGTGAGATTGATACTTACTTCATTGGAGATAAAAGTATTACAAAAGAAAACCTTAAGAAGTTATTTGATGAAAGTAAATATACGGTAGCATCTAATGGTGTACTATACACATCTACAAAAGTAGGATGTATCCCAGCTATCTTAGATTTGTGGTTTGACCAAAGGGTTGAATTCCGTAAGTTGGAAAAGAAGTATGGTGAGGAAGGTGATAAAGAGAAGTACGCATTCTATAAGAAAAGACAGTTAGTACAAAAGATTTTATTAAACTCCCTATATGGAGTATTGGGATTACCTGCATTTCGTTTCTATGATGTTGATAACGCTGAGGCGGTAACCCTAACAGGTCAGACGGTAATTAAATCAACTGCTGAAATGGCTAACATCAAATACAATAAAGAGTTAGGAACAACGGGAAAGGATTTCAATATTTACATTGATACTGATTCGGTATTCTTTTCGGCAGTACCTATCTTAGACCATAGATATCCTAATTGGAAAGCTGAAGACCCTAAAGATATTGCAATGAAAGTAGATGCTATTGCAGGTGAAACGCAAGATTACTTAAATAACTTTTACAACATTCTTGCTGAAAGAGTATTCAATGTACCAGCTGATAAACATAGATTCCAAATTAAGAAAGAATTTGTATCTCGAAGTGGTATTTGGATTGCTAAGAAAAGATACGCTCAATGGATTATTGCAGAGAATGGTATTCCTTGTGATAGATTGGATGTTAAGGGATTGGATGTGGTTCGTTCATCGTATCCAGCACAATTCCGTAATTTTATGAGTGGTGTTTTAATTGATATTCTTAAAGGTGAAACTGAAATGGTATTAACTGATAAGATATATGATTTCAAAAAGGATTTGGTTAATATGGATGTAACTTCGATAGCTAAGAATTCAGCAGTAAAAGAATTATCCAAATACATTCCAAAGAAAAAAGATAATAGAGCAATGTTCCAATTCAATAGTGGAACTCCTGCGCACGTTAAGGCAGCAATTGCACATAACCAATTATTAGTTCACTTCAAATGTGCAGCTAAGCACGCTCCAATGAGAGATGGTGATAAAATTAAGTGGGTATATCTAAAACAAAACCCGTTTGGATTAGATGCAGTTGGATTCAAAGGACATGATGATCCTGATGAAATAATGGACTTGGTGAGGATGTATATCGATTACGATAAAATCTTCGAAAGGGAATTATTGAAGAAATTAGAGGACTTCTATGGGGCTTTAGGATGGGGTGCAGTACTTTCCTCACAAAAAACAGCTGAACAATTCTTTTCTTTCTAAAAGATTTGGTAGTTTCAGGTATTTTTCGTATATTTGTGTATTATAAACTTTAAATAAATTAAAATTAGATTCGTTATGAACAAAAGCAAATTCGATGGTTTCGTAAATCGTTACAACTTAGGTGGTGAGATTGAATCCGTTATGGTAAAATCCGATGATACAAACTTATCGGTAAGAATGATTTCAGATGACAAAACCTTATTAGGTGATGTTACAGTAGTAGGTGGTGAATTTCCAAATGGTGAGTTTGGTATTTACACTACATCTCAATTAAAAGGATTATTGAGTGTATTAGATGAATCAATCGCAGTAGAAGAAGTTACTGGAGCATTGAAGTTTTCTGATAAGAAAACAAAGGTACAATATATGTTAGCAGCACCATCGGTGATTCCTGCGGTACCTGATTTAAAAGCATTACCTTCATTTGATACGGAGGTAAGTTTAGATGATGACTTTGTAAATAAGTTTATCAAATCAAAAGGTGTATTATCTGATTCAGATACATTCACATTTACGGTTAAGGGTGGTAAAGCTGAAATTATCTTAGGATATTCTTCAATCAACTCAAACCGAATTTCTATTGCAGTAGAAGCAACTGCTAAAGTTGATATTGAACCAATTGCATTTTCTGCAAAGTATTTGAAAGCTATCTTAATGGCTAACAAAGGTTCTAAATCATCTTCATTAAAAATCTCATCTAAGGGATTATCGCACGTATCATTCGTAGATGGTGATTATACTTCAAACTATTACTTAGTAGAAATTAAATAATTATTATGAGCTTTTGGGAAACTGAACCACAAAAACCTGTCTTTGACTTTGAATCTGAAAAGATAAAGTTAATAGAAAATATGGATTACCTTATGACTATGTCTGTTCAAGAACAAACATTGTATAAGAAGTGGGTAGAATTGCAAGAACCTACAATGATTCAAGCAAAAGCCCAAATAGCATCATACTACGATTCACAATGGAAACCAACTGATATCAACAATAAGGAGCTAACGATAAAAGAAATTGAATCGTTAGACCCTTACGTTGAGATTATTGATGACCCTAAAGAATCTACTAAGTGGGCAGCAGTAAGAAGGATGATTCACACAATGGATTTTACAGCAAACCCTGGCCGTAATGTAAAGATTAATGTAAAGGATAGAGTGAGTGGAAAACTATTAGGACAGATTTCATTAGCATCCGATGTAACCGCTATGGGAGTTAGAGATAACTTCATTGGTTGGACTAAGGATAATAAGTTTGTTGATGGTAAGTTGAATAACACTACTATCGCTTCTACTATTGTATGTACTCAGCCATTAGGTTATAACTTCTTAGGTGGTAAGTTAATCGCTATGATGACAACTGTGCCGGAAGTTAGGGAATATTGGAATTCAAAATACAAAAACGTTTTGATTGCAGTAGGTACAACATCGCTTTACGGGATTCATTCTCAATACAATGGTATCCCACTTTTCAAAACATTAGGTGAATCGGCTGGTAAGATTAGTTTAAAGCCGGATGATAAATTCTATGACCCTTGGCATCAATGGATTAAAGAAAATAAGCCTGATTGGTATATGGAAAATATTACTAGAGAACGGGCTCGCAATGGTGCTAGTATGGGATATGAATCTAATGGACCTGTTAGTGGTATCAAGCAAAAGATATTAGGCCAAATCTTTAAAGAGTGTGGTATTAAGGCAACTCAATATCATCACGGATTTAAGAGAGGTGTTTATATGGCTATGATGTATGAGAACGGATGTGAGTATCTTAGAAACGAAATCACCGAAGATAAATTAATCCTTAAAGATAAGTTTAAGCAAGGTACTGAATACATTAACAAATGGTGGAAGAAACATGCAATCAGTAGATATACAAAACTACATGATGAAGGTAGAATTAAACCGGAACACTTATTCTACATAGATGCTATTGGAATTAGTTGGGAAGAAATGAAAGCCAAATACCTATCAGAAGTAGGAAGATAAAAATAAAATTATGGAAAAGAAAATTAAAAACAAAAAAGAAGAAAAAATTACAGCAGCTACATTGCCAACAAATCTGCATTTAGAAGCAGCATTACCTACTCATGCAAAATTAAAAGAATGTGAGTGGTGTTTTCAATTTGGAGAAGATGAACCACAAATATTTGCATGGACAAATAATGAAGATTTAGATGAAAATCCAACTGTAACCTTTACTATTACCAATAGTGAAGATTCTTATATTACATTTTCAAAAAACGGAAACATATTTAAATTATTTGCTAGACCACTTACTGATGCTGGTAAAGAAATGAGAGATAAATCAAATGAAGCTGAAAAGCAAGCTAATTCGGATATTGAAGAAGCTGGTAAACAATAGTAAAAATATAGAAAATGAAAGTAAGAATAAAGAAGCTTAATGAAAATGCAGTAATCCCAACTTATGCAAAAGATGGTGATGCTGGTATGGATTTGGTAGCAACTAGAATTATATCTAATACAACATTTGATGTTAGTTATGGTACTGATTTGGCAATGGAAATTCCTAACGGATTTGTAGGATTAGTATTTCCTCGTTCATCGATTAGAAAGTATGAGTTAGCATTATCCAATTCAGTTGGTGTAATTGATAGTGGGTATAGAGGAGAATTACAAGCTACATTTAAGAAAACAAACGGATTGGATTCGCTTGCATATAAAGTAGGTGATAGAATTGCACAAATTATGATTATTCCATATCCTCCAATTGAGTTTGATGAAGTAGCTGAGTTATCGGATACTGAAAGAGGTGATGGTGGATTTGGTTCAACAGGAAAATAAAAAAATAAAATATGTTTATAGAACAATCAGAAGAAAATGTTAATCATAGTTTATGGACTGAGAAATACCGTCCATCTAAATTAGCAGATTATGTAGGTAACGAACATCTAAAATCAAAAGTAGAGGGTTACTTAGAAACAGGTGAAATTCCGCACCTATTATTATACGGAAAAGCTGGTACTGGTAAAACTACATTAGCAAAATTGATTGTTAAATCAATTGAGTGTGATTATATGATTATCAACGCATCAGATGAGAACAACGTTGAGACTGTAAGAAATAAAGTAAAGAACTTTGCATCTTCTATGGGATTCAAGCCATTTAAGATTATCATATTAGATGAGTTTGATTATATGACAGCAAACGCACAAGCTATCTTAAGAAACTTAATGGAAACTTTTAGTGGACATTGCCGTTTCATCTTAACTTGTAATTATGTTGAGAAAGTAATTGAACCAATTCAAAGTAGATGTCAAACATTTCAAATCGTACCTCCAACTAAAAAGGATGTTGCAATGCAGATTAGCAAAATCTTAAAGAGTGAGGAGATTGAATTTGAAGTTAAGGATTTAGTTCCAATTATTGACGCAGCTTATCCTGATATTCGTAAAGTTATCAATACTTGCCAATTGAATTCAATCAAAGGTAAGTTGAAAGTAGATGTGCAAAATCTATTAGAGAATGATTATAAAAATAAAATTGTGGATATCTTAAAATCTTCGGATGATAAGAGAAACAAATATATGAAAGTAAGACAAGCTCTTATTGATTCTAAAGTTACGGACTTTACCGATTTATATACAATGTTATATGATAAGGTGGATGAGTATGGTGGAGAAAATACTTCTAATGTAATTCTACTATTAGGAGATGGTGTAAGTAAATCAGCAGTAGCAATTGATAAGGAAATTATCGCAGCAGCTACATTAATTCAAATTTTAAATATTATATAATGGCTAACATTTTAGGAGCAGGTGGACAACCAATCGGAGGACAAGAAGAAAAACCAATACCTTTAGAAAAAACTGAAGCAATCGGATGTAAGAAATGCGGTGGTGAGATTTTCGTACAAGGGTTTGGATTTCGTAAGATTTCAAAGTTATTAACTGGTAAAACAAAAGATGAAGTTCTACCCGTAGAGTTATTCTTATGTGGTGATTGTGGTGAAGTATTAAATGATTTATTACCTCCGGGTTTAAAAGTAGAAGAAGAAGCATAATATGGCTAAAACATTATTCGACCATCTAAACGCAATTTGTGATAAAAAAGACCCAAAGTATTGGGATACACTTGATGAGAGTGAAAAGAAAACTTGGAGTAACTATATGATACTCCGTTTTCTTTCTATGAAACCTGAGTGGATTGAACTTATTGCAGATATACAACCTTACATTCAGGAGGCACCTCCAAAAGCAATGTATCTTTGTCTAATTGGATTGATTCCAAAGACAAGAGCATTTCTAAAATATATGAAACCCGCATCATCTGAAAAGTATGAAGATTGGATTATTGAATTGGTAGCAAGGCAATATGAAGTATCTAAATCAGAAGCAGAAGATTATCTTAAAATCCTTTATGAAACCACCTCTGGTAAGATGCATATTAAGGAAATAGCGGAGAATTATGGTACTGACCCTAAACAAATTACTAAGTTAAAACTCAAAGTTTAATTTGGTTTATTCGGGTATTTTTCGTATCTTTATACAATAAAACAACATAATGGCAAAAGTATCATTTTCGCAATATAGTATGTGGAGTTCATGTCCACATCAATACAAATTAAACTACATAGATAAGTTAGGTGAGAGTTCATCTAACGTTCATACAATCTTTGGAACTGCAATGCACGAAACAATCCAACATTACCTTTCGGTTATGTATGGTGTTTCTAAAAAGCAGGCAGATGAAATCAACAAAGATAAGCTCTTATTGGAAAATATGAGAAAAGCTTATAAAAGTGAAGCTGATAAAATGAGCGAAGGAACTCCTTGTACTCAAATTCAATTAGAAGAATTTTATGGCGATGGTAGGCGTATATTAGCTTGGTTAGATAAGCATATGCACAAATTCTATTCTAAAAGTGGATTTGAATTAGTGGGTATTGAGATTCCATTGAACGCAACTATTAAAGAAGGCGTACACTTTATTGGATTTATTGATATTGTTATTAGAGATTTGGCATCTAATGAAATTATCATTATAGATTTAAAGACATCCACAATGGGATGGAATCAGTATCAAAAAGCTGATAAGATGAAAAACTCCCAAATTCTTTTATATAAGAAATACTATTCAGAATTATTTAGTATTCCATTACAAAAGATTAAAGTTGAATATCAAATCCTTCGTAGGAAGTTGCCCGAAGACTCGGCATTTCCAGTACCACACGTATCAAAGCATATTCCAGCACATGGTTCTCCATCTGTTAAGAAGGTTTATGATGAGTTTATGGAATTTATCAATACTGTATTTGATGATGGTGGTGGGTTCAAAGATATCGAATTTCCTAAAGTACCAGGTGCAGCTAAAAAGAATTGTAAGTTTTGTGAATTTGGGAATAGGGGAATATGCGATAAAAAGGCTACAAAATAAAATTTTATGTTTTTTTGAAAACTTTATATTTATATATACAAATATATTTATAATGAATCAAGACAACACAAAACTAACAACTGTGAAAATACTGAAAGATGTATATTCATCATTTAAAAAAGTATCTTTCGATTCGGATGTAACACTTCAAAAGCTGGTAAACAGAACAGTTGAAAGATATGTTAAAGACGATGATTTTAGAAAAGAAATGAATGAGTATCTACAATTACAAATTTCAGGTTCACAATTTTAAAAAATTAAAATAAGTTATGGCAAAAAAGAAGAAAATCCTTTTACTTTCGGATGATTTAAGAATGGCAAGTGGTATCGCCACAATGTCAAAAGAGTTGGTTTTGGGAACTGCTCATAAATACGATTGGTTTCAGGTAGGTGCAGCAATTAATCATCCTGAAGCTGGTAAAGTTTTGGATGTTAGTGAAGATATTCAAAAAAATTATGGTATCGTTGATGCTAGTGTAAAGATTTTACCTTGGAATGGTTATGGTAATGCTGATTTGATTAGACAACTAATTAACGCTGAACAACCTGATGCTATCCTACACTTTACTGACCCTCGTTATTGGACATGGTTGTATGATATCGAACATGAAATCAGACAAAACGTTCCTTTATTATTCTACGCAATTTGGGATGATTTACCAGACCCATTATATAATCGTAACTACTATGAGAGTTGTGATTGGATTGGATGTATTTCTCGCCAAACATATGGTATCATTAAAAGATTATCAGCGTTAGATACGAAACCAACTTGGAAACCTAAAGCAGATTGGCAAGTTGATTATGTACCACATGGTATTGATTTTAACTTATATAAACCAGCTGATGTATCGGCTGAATTCCGTAAAGAAATTTTAGGTGATAAGGAATACGATTTTGTATTATATTGGAGTAACCGAAATATCCGTAGAAAGCAACCTGCAGATGTTATCGTAGCATTCCAAAGATTTTGTGATAAGATTGGTAAGGAGAAAGCAGATAAATGTGTATTAGTAATGCACACACAACCTGTTGATGAGAATGGTACTGATTTACCAGCAGTAATTGATGCAGTAGCACCTAATTGTAATATTATATTTTCAGAAAAGAGAAGAACACAACAAGAATTAAATCTTATTTATAATATAGCAGATGCAACAATCAATATAGCTAACAACGAAGGATTTGGTTTAGCAACTGCAGAATCGGTAATGGCTGGAACTCCAATAATTGTAAACGTAACTGGTGGATTGCAAGACCAATGTGGATTTGAAGTTGATGGTAAGCTATTAACGCATGATGATTATGTTAAAATTGGTTCTTTGCACGAATGGAGAAAGTGGGAAGAAAAAGCTAAACCTGGTCCTTGGGCATTACCGGTGTGGAGTAGAGCACAAGCATTAGCTGGTTCAGTTCCGACACCTTATATTTGGGATGATAGAGTTGATGTGGATGAGGTTGCGGAAGTGATTGAGAAAATGTACAACATACCAAAAGAAGTCCGTAAAGCAAACGCATTAGTGGGTAGAGAGGCCTTTATCGGAGAGATGGGATTGACAAATAAAAATATGTGTCAACAATTAGAAAACGGAATCGAATCAGTTTTTGAAAATTGGAAACCAAGAGAAAGATTCGAAGTATTTAAAATTAAATAAGTTATATAAATGAAACCAACATTAGTATTCCAAGGGCCTATATTCACTCGTAGTGGTTATGGTGACCATTGTAGAGATTTAATGAAATCTTTACGCAAGATGGATAAGTATGATATTAAGATTATACCTTTAAGATGGGGAAGTACTCCACAAAATCAAGTAGATGGTTCATCTGAATATGGTAGATGGATGTTAGATAGAGTAATAGGTGAGATTGCAGAAAAGCCGGATGTATTTGTACAGGTTTCAGTAGCAAATGAATTTGAACCAAAAGGACATTATAATATTGGTGTAACTGCTGGTGTTGAAACTACAATAGCACCAAAAGATTTTATTGATGGTTCTAATAAAATGGATTTAATCATTGTACCATCTCATTTTACAAAACAAAATTTAGGTGGAACTGTATATCAGCAAAAAGATAGTGCAACTGGGCAAATTGTAGGTGAACTTAAAACAAACACTCCAATTGAAGTTCTTTTTGAAGGAGTTGATACTGAAATATTTTCCAAAGGAAGTGGTAATGATGTATTAGCTAATGTAAAAGAGGATTTTAACTTCTTAATAGTGGGACATTGGTTAAAAGGTTCTTTAGGACAAGATAGAAAGGATATTGGTATGGCAATTAAAACATTTGCTACGGTATTCCAATACCTTCCAAAAGATAAAAGACCTGGTCTTATTGTTAAAACATCGCACGCTGGATTTAGCGTAATTGATAGAGAGGCTACTAGAGAAAAATTAGAAGGAGTATTGAAACCACTTGGAGATAAATGCCCATCTGTATATCTATTGCATGGGGATATGGAAGAAAGTGATATGAGTAATTTATATCATCATCCTAAAGTAAAAGCAATGATATCATTTGCTAAAGGTGAAGGATATGGTAGACCTATGGCGGAGTTTACTTTGACAGGTAAACCAATTATAGCTAGTGGTTGGAGTGGACAATTGGATTTCTTACCACCACAAAATGCAGTATTATTAGAAGGTAGTTTAACAGGTGTTGATGAATCAGCGGCAGACCAATTTTGTATGAAAGAAGCACAATGGTTTACTGTAAATTATTCAAACGCTGCAAATAAGATTTATGATGTATTTAACAAATATGATTCTTATTTAGATAAATCAAAAGGTTTGAGAGAAAATACTTTGAAACACTTTACTTTGGATAATATGCATATTAAATTTACACAAATAATGGATACTTATGTTAAGAAAACACCTCAAGTAGTTCCATTTAATATTCCAAAGGTAAATTCATCTAAAATGCAAATACCAAAATTAAATAAATTATAAAATGCCATTTGCAACTAAATACAAACAATTCATAGGTTCTGAAGTACATGCTATCAAATCCAGATTAAAAATTAAAAATGTTTATAGAATAGCATCATATGAATATTCGGATGGAACTAAAAAATTATTTACTCCAAGTGAAGCTTCTTTAATCTTTTTATTGGAAATTAAAGACAAAAAGTTATTTTGTTTAAAAATAAGTGAAATAGACCCTAAAATATTTTTTCAATGGGTTAAGGCTTTTTTTAAAAATGGATTAAGTGATGATGATTTTAATAATAGCAAACATTTGAATGAATTGTTAATTAAATCTGAGCTACATAATACAAAAATTCCATTTAGAAGTTACAAAATGGAAGGAATTAAGAAAATAGAAGAAGTTAATTTCAAAAAAGAAGTTTTAAAATCATATTACAAATAGATAAGATTCATTATTTCTCCAGTTATATATATTTACTGTTATAAAGATTACAATTATAATAGGAAAATATAAACTATGGCATTAGTTAAACGATTACAAAAAGGCTCTCCACTTACCGCATTGGAGATGGATGACAACCTTAATTACTTAGAAGGTATTGTTGGAGCTGGAACAAATGGTTCTGGTGGAACTTCGGGCACAACTGGTTCATCTGGAATTGCTGGTTCTAATGGTATTTCTGGAACAGCCGGTACAAGTGGAACCCGAGGTACTTCAGGAACAACTGGTATAAATGGTAGTTCAGGTACTAGTGGTGTAAATGGAGTAGATGGTACGAACTTTGGAACAGCAGGTACATCAGGAACAGCAGGTACTTCAGGAACAAACGGATTCAATGGAACTGATGGTACATCTGGTACATCAAGTTCGTCTGGTACAACTGGAACAGCTGGAACAGCTGGAACATCTGGAGCAGGTACGTCTGGTACAACTGGCACCGGTGGAACGTCTGGTTCGTCTGGAGCAGGCTCTGCACTGACAGTTAAATCATACAATGGTACAGCGTTTAGCGCATTTACATTCTCAAACGTAGATACATTAGCATTTAGTGGTTCGGCTGTTGAATTATTAGATTTAGGTTCTGGTGATTTAAAAGTAACCATTAATGCAACAACCTCAGCTGGTGGTAGTGGAACACTTACATTCGCCAGCGCATCCTCAACATTTACTAGTATATCTACTGTTAATGTAGGTGGTGATTTATCATTAACAAATAATGCAAGTGGACAAGTAACTTTAAATGCAAGAGCATCTGGTACTTCTGGTACATCTGGAGCTGGTACATCTGGTTCTTCTGGTATAAATGGATTTGCGGGTACATCTGGTGTTAGTGGTACTGGGGGTTCTGCTGGTACATCTGGTGTTAGTGGTGCAAATAGTTTAAGTATTACAGGTAGTATTGGTGGTGTTGGTGGAGTAAATGCAATCCTTTTTACAGGACCTGGAGTTACTGTACGTGATAGGGGTACTGGTGTTATTAATATTGATATTATAACTGGAAGTAATTCACTACCAACTGTTGGAATTGTATCATCATCACTACAAATTGAAGCATTTGGATTTGCACCTCTTTCTGGTTCTGGTAATCAATTTACGGGCAATCAAGGTATTACCGGTTCATTAAAAGTAACAGGTCAATTTACCGCATCTATGATGGAAGGGTTTACCTATGTGGGTGGGGCCGATGGTACAACTATAATGGTATCAACTTCATCATTTAGTGCTAGTGCAGCTGGTGGTAGTGGTACTGGTTTCCCATTTGTGGGAGCAGCAACTCTTAGTGGTAGTTTAAGTATAACAGGTTCGGTTAATATAACAGGTTCAATTTCAGCATCTGCATTTTACGCAAATACAACTGGAACTCCTGAATTATCATCACCATCTTCTATTAAATTAACAGCACAAGCTGGGGTTGTACAAATTACAACATCATCTTTAAGATTATCATCTTTTAGTGATGCACAAACAAGTAGTTTAACTGCTACAAATGGTGATATGATTTATAATACAACCACAAATAAATTTATGGGGTATGCTGGTGGAGCTTGGATAGCATTACATTAATAAAATATGAGAGAATATAATATTGCTTTACATAAAGATGTTGATTATGATGGGTTTTGGGATGATATGGAAACCGAAACAGATGGTTTGCTTTATATACCCAATCGTAAAATAGAATTTACAAATGAAAGACCTGCTTCTATACGTCAATGTTGGTATTTACTAACCGATGAAGAAGCTGATATTATAAGACAAGACTCGCGTGTATTTTGTGTAGAAATACCACCCGAACATAGAGATGATATTAAATTAGTTAGAAATTTACAACAAAGGTCTAATTTTTCAAAAACAACATTAGATACTGGTGACTATGTAAATTGGGGATTGCTTCGTTCTAATTACGCTACAAATATATATGGAGCTAGTTCAACTGCTCCATTAAATACATACTATGATTATACTTTAGATGGTAGTGGTGTAGATGTAGTAATTCAAGATAGTGGAATACAAGCAGACCATCCTGAATTTCAAGATTCATTAGGAAATAGTAGAGTTCAACAAATAAATTGGGGTACTATAAGTGGGTTATTTACTCAAAACGCAAACCATTATAGAGATTTTCACGGACATGGTACACATTGTGCTGGAATAGCTGCAGGTAAAACATATGGTTGGGCTAAAGCAGCTAGAATATATGCATTGAAGGTAGCGGGATTAGAAGGTACTGGTGATAGTGGTACTGGTGTATCTGTAACTTATTGTTTTGATGCAATTAAAATTTGGCACGCTGCAAAACCGATAGAACCCAAAACGGGATGTAGAAGACCTACTGTAATTAATATGAGTTGGGGATATTCGCAGGATTATAGTACATTAACAAGTTTAACTTGGAGAGGAAATACATATACAACTGGAAGTGCTATAAATGATTCATTTTGGAGATTTAATAATGCTGGTGTTGTATCTGAAATAGTAAATCCTGGTAGTAGTGGTACTTACAATTCAAATGTAAGAGTAGGGTCTGTAGATGCGGATATTCAAGAATTAATCGATGCTGGTATAGTTGTATGTATAGCAGCTGGAAATAGCTATCAAAAAATAGATAAAAGTACGGGAGTTGAGTATAATAATAATATGGTAACCAATACCGGTACAATATATTATCATAGAGGTTCATCTCCATATGATGACCAAGCTATTATAGTTGGTAGTTTGGATAGTTCTACATATGATGCAGATAAAGACCAAAAATCAACGTTTAGTAATACAGGACCCGGAGTTGATATATATGCACCTGGTAGTAATATAATGAGTTCTTGTTCAACTACAAATGAAATTGGAGGACAAAATTATAATTTAAATGCATCTTATAAGCAAGCTAATATAAGTGGTACATCAATGGCATCTCCTCAAGTTGCTGGTATGGCTGCATTATTACTTCAAATGAATCCAACCGCATCCGTAGCTCAGATTAAAAACTCAATGGTTGCTAGAGCTCAAACAAATGTTCACACTGGTTCAGTTTCATCTAGCTATGTTGAGGCAGTAGCAATTCAAGGTGGATTACCTCTAAATGCATTTAGCAATTTGGGAGGTTCTAATAATTTAGTTTTTTCTGGTTCATTTAGTATATCTACTAATATAAATTTTATTTAATTTTTAGTGTTTTAGTAAAAAACTTTATATTTATATATACATATACATACGAAGATATATTTGGTATTCTCCAATAGTTTTCGTATATTTGTAATATAATATAAAATGTTATGATTAATATCACTTACGCTATTACAGTTTGTAATGAACTGAATGAAATTACCCAACTAATAGATTTTTTAAAAAATCGTATTGATACGGATGATGAAATCCTTATTCAGTATGATGAAGATTCTGCAACCGAAGCTGTTAAGAATTATTTAAAAATCATAACCCAACTACATACATCGGTTAAAGTAATAGGATTTCCTTTGGGTGGGGATTTTGCATCCTATAAAAACAATCTAAAAAATCATGCAAGTGGAATGTTTATATTCCAAATAGATGCGGATGAGATTCCATCGGAATATCTTATGGAAAACATTAAAGATATTTTAGATTATAATAAAGATGTAGATTTATTTTTTATTCCACGTGTTAATACTGTTAAAGATTTAACAAAAGAACATATTAAAAAATGGGGATGGAATGTAAACGAATTAGGATGGGTAAATTTCCCAGATTATCAAACACGTCTTTATAGAAGAACATCTGAAATAGAATGGAATGGTAAAGTACATGAAAGAATAATAGGATATAATACATTATCTGTATTACCCGCTGAAGAACAATATTGTTTGTATCATCATAAAGAAATAGAAAGACAGGAAAAACAAAATGCATATTATGATACAATCTAAAATAGCTTTCCTTACTGAAATGGGATTTGTTGGTAAAGTCCCAGCAGATAATCCAAATATGAGAACGGAGTTTGCTTGGATGCATGCTTTAGATGCTGACCATTTTAATATTCATTTGTTTGGTGCAGATAAAAATTTGACAGGTTATGACCATGTATTTGTTATATTTCCAAAAGGTAAAACATTCTTAAGTTCGGAAGGAAGTAGATTGGTAAACGGAGTTAATCCATTTTCAGAATTACTTCAGCAAGATATTGTTGGTAGAATAAAAGAAAAAGGTAATA